CAGTTTTACATGCTTGTGCAATGTCCATGTGTTCCTTCTGAGTACCATGAGCGGATCTCAGTTCAATATAATGAATCCATGATCTACAAGAACCTGTCATATAGATTCTTGTGGGTGTACAGAGTGGTAGAACCATTCTGGCACATTCCTTTGCGACACCTTCTTCTAACATTTGTTGATACAAGGCAGTCGCAGAGCTAAACAAAGTGTTCATTTGTAGTTCCAACTTTTGTTTAACAAACTCATCAAGATCGTTTGTTGAATTTTGACGATTCTTCTCATCTTGTCTTCTGAGTTCTGGGATAGGAATCTCTCCCAATTTTGTACTATCAGCGTATCGCTGAGAAAACTCTTGAAAAGTAAATGATCTATGACGTAGAATCTGTGCTGCAATGGCACGAGTCGTTTCAATTTCAAGAGTCATACTAGATTGTTCAAATACTGACCAGTGATTATGTTTGATACAGTATTTTAACAATCCAGCAAACTTTTCATTGTCCTGATTACTTGGATTAGATACTCTGGCGATATACGCCATAGTCTTCTCTGCGTCAGGTGTAATGTTTACTAGTTTTACATCCATTACATTTCTTCTTGATCTGCGTAGGTAACATTTTTACCATTTGGTTCAACGTAAGCAGTAGGATCAGAATATACTTCTGCCTCTAACTCCTCGATAACAGTTTTCAAGTTTTTAATAATAAGTTTTAGATGGTTTTTGTCCATATCAAATAAAATAATTAAAATTAATTACTGACCTTCTAGAAGTATCAGTAGCTGTCACCGCTCTGTGTTTTTCGTTTGAATCGAAAATCACAAGTCGATTCTCTACGCTGTTAACTTTCATACCGTTGCTTTCAAATTCGGTATATCCGTTATTAGTATTTACATAATATATGGCCGTGATGCAATTGTCAACATCTCTATGAAATGCACTTTCTACATGTTCTGGTGTCTTCATATTTAGATTAGCTTTACATCGTACGATAGATACTGGATCGAGTTTTTTCCATATTGGACTCAAATCATTGAAGAATGGACTTACTGGTGCATAATTTGTATATAAAACATGTACAAATTGAAAGTCACCATCACCAGGCAAAACTATGCCATTTATACAATTCCAAGCAATTTTACTACCTAAAAAAAGATCTTGAATTTTTTTCAAGTCTTCGGGATCAAGAAAATTATCAATTAATTCATAATTCATCTTGTACTTGTTCTGCCTCTTTCATCAATTCTGTCACAAATTTTTCTGTGCCATCCATCATTTTAATTTGAAACAGATTAGATTTCATATATTTCTTTGTCTTCTTATACTTCTTGATGAGTTTTTTATACTCATCTTGATTCATTTCTATTTTGCCTTGTTTTGCGTCGCCAGAGTATTTACTACCAGCAACGTTCCTCTCATCAGCCATTTAGTATGTCTCCTTCAAAATTCATCATGGCAAGTAAGGTATCATAAGGAATCCATGCAGGCTCTTCATCCTCGAACTGCACTTCTACTTCTTTGATATTCTTCTGTAAGAATCTACTATATGAAGTTCTCACATTTTTCACAACACTCATGGGATTAATCATTTACGTTTTCTCTGAGATGGCTTAGATGAACTTTCTTTCTTTGGTTCTTCTGGATTCCACAACTTAGGATTAACAATACCCTTTGTTTGTTTCCAACCTTTTAGTCCTGTTTTGTACTTATCATAATAATAATCAAACATATCTGTTTGTTTCAAACATGTTGTAATGTCATAGAAAGTTTTTTCCTCTCCATTTTCTTTATCAACATACTCAACAAGGTATGCTGTGTATGGTAGTTTTTTGGACTCTGCTAATTTAGGATCACATTTCTCGTGAAGTACTTTCATTAGGATCTATTCCCCCATGTAATTTCTGGATATGCTTCTGACACTAATTCCTTAGTGATATTGTATTTTGTGTTTAGAGCTTTATCTTTTACAAGAACAAGGATCTCAGCTTCTGCTGGAGGTAGAGTCTCAAGTATATTAATAAAAAGACCTTCTCTTTTTATCTTATTCAATTGATCATCACCACCCTTTACAAAACGGTAAAAGTTTTTAGCGGAATTACGAATAGTTGTTCTCTGTGGTAATCCTTTCTCTCTATTTGCCTGCACATCGCCCTCTACAGGTTGATATGGAACATTACCCTCTGGTAACATAGAAATTACAGACTCATCAAAATTCCAAATCATAGTCATTTTGAATGAATCTTCTCCGTGAGTACGAAGTATGTCTAATTTTCTTGATTTTACTTTCTCAGAGTCAACCGCTTCCAGTAGTTCATGAACCATAGGATTTGGAGGCAGTTCTTTCTTTTTAACTGTTACTGTCCTTGGTTTAGTGGCAGTAGTTTTTTTACGAGTGGAAGTTTTCTTCCTAGTTGACGTAGATCTAGTCTTCGTCGCTGTCGTCTTCTTCGCTGTTGTCATTTGGATTTTCAAACCTCAAGGCTACTATTTCATCGGGAATTAACATTCCATTTTCATCATACAACTCAGGGTGAGTACCAAACGCACCTTGATTTTGCATATTGACGTAATTGTTTTGTTGGGCTAACCATCCAATTATACCACCTAATATCAAAAATGTAAAGCACATTATACTGAAGATAACAAGAATTACTGTTGTTTCCATTGGATTCCTCCCAAGGTTAGTTACTTTTTTTTCTTTTTTATATCTAACGATAGTCTAAACTCTCTGCCAAATAAGGAAAGTTTGATATCGAAGAACTTTGGTGTTTGTTTTGGCGGTTTCTTTTTATCTCCTTTGAGTATAAGTTCTACGCCTTTATTTATGTCCATATCTGAGGGAAACATGTTAAATTAATCTATGTTCCTTCAGATACTTCAAGGTTTGATTGGCATTACCTAAAACCTTACCATCTAACACTACTTGAGGCAAGGCAAGAGTATCTGGAAACTTCATCTCGAATTCTTCTTCTGTATAGTCTTTATTCAATTCTTTGTATTCATACTCCTTACCTAACATTTCAAGTACAACTTTTACCTTGAAACACATAGGACATTCATCTTTACCGTAAATTGTGAACATAATTAATACTTAATTACTTTGACTTTTTCCCACTCATGCTCAAAAACACATATAGCACCGTGAGAGACTTCATTAAAACATATTGTAAGATATGTAGATAGTTTTCTACCATCTAAACCTCTATGAGGTTTGTCACCTACAAAAAGAACCCGACCCTCTATGTGGCCGAGTCTTGCAATAGAACCCTTACGGATTGCTACAGTTCTCTCTGTATCTAAGAAAACTTTCTTCGATTCCTCTGGTATCGGTTTTACCTTGCGATACCCAGAGGTGGCAGAATTCGTACAGGTGGCGGACATTTTCGAGAGTGTTGAATTGTTTTAAAGAAAGAAATGCTTGTTGGCGTATTGCCATACGTTCATCACGATATCTTAAGTCAATCACTGTCTTGTTCCTTTTCCATCCTGTCGATAGCGGTGCTCATCTTATCGAATAAGGTTTCTGTTCCTTGAATATTGTCAAGATGTGCGATAATACCACCTAGTTCTCTTACCACATAAGGTTTTTCTACTCTCGCTGCAAACGCAAGTGCGTCACGAAGATGGATTTCTGCCTTCTTGAGACTTTCTGAAGTTTGTTCTGATAATGCCATTAGTCTTTCTTGATTGAGTTCCAATCGTCTTGGAATAATTGTAATCCCTTGTCGGTTAGAATGTGGTTGTACATCTTGCCAAATATAGCAGGGGGCATAGTAACAACGTCTGCTCCTACTGAGAAACAATCTGCAACATCTTTCACATTTCTGAGTGATGCAGCAAGAACTTGAGTTCTTGACAGGTGTTCTCTATATAGTTTCGCAATGTCCTTAACCAACCCTAAACCATCAAATGAATTATCATCAACTCTTCCTACAAATGGTGAAATATATGTAGCTCCTGCCTTTGATGCTAGTATTGCTTGTGCAACTGAGAAACACAGTGTTACGTTTACTGTGAATCCGTCACTTGACAGTAACTTACATGCTTTTAGACCTTCTACCGTCAATGGCACTTTGATAGTCACGTTCTGCATATCTTTGAACGCTTGTGCCTGTTCCACCATTTCCAGAGCTTCTTCTGCAACTACCTCTGCTGATATAGATTCAAAAAATGGGAACTCTCCAGATATTTTCTTAATTGTTTCTACAGGATCTCCACCGCTTTTGAGTATGAGTGATGGGTTTGTTGTCACACCGTCAATAAGACCTGTTTGATTAAACTTATAGATGTCTTCAAATACGGCAGTATCAAGAAAGATTTTCATTGTTTGATTTTTTGTTCGCTTTTTTAATAAGTTTGGCGTAGAGTACGTCTTCTCTACTATAGAGGGTTGGAAACTTTTTTGCAACTTTTATTAACCTTTTTGCTGTTTTTCTCTGGGATTCAACACACATGTATCGTTTTTTCGTATCATTACTTTACTATTTATCACAGGTGATAGGTAAAAATACGCACTAGACTTATTTGAAGATTGCCTTAACTTTCTAACAATTAAGAGTTGTTTTTCAAGTAAGGTCATCTGGTCTTTGTTTCTATCAGTTTCGCAGTTTCTATTTCATCGCTCTCATCTGCATTTGTGTGATGAGTGACTTCTTTAAGTGTCTTGAGATATTCTATAACGTGTTCTCTAATCTCCATAAGTTCATTGAAACAATTTTGATTATGAGCACATCCACGGAGGTCTGGGTCTGGTTTATAAACTGATTCCGTAAAGAGATCTAGTGCTCTTTGGTATCTTGAGGCATCCGACTCTTCTTTGCCTAGTGAGTTTTGATCATGCATTTTTATCTAAGATTGAGGGTGTAGGTTTTTCAGTACAGTATTTATCTGCACCTGTTACTAATTTTATTTGTTCAATGGCTAACCATTGTTTCTCCATTTCTCCAGCGAGATACATAATTTTTTTATCCTTCATCTCATTCTGTTCTATAAGAAATGCAATTGTTTTGGCAAGAGTTTGTCTATTGCCTTTTTGATCTTCCAGATAAATTGAGTAACTAGTTCTAAACTTACGAACCAAGTGGATTCTCAGTACAACGTATAGAATTATGTTACTCAGTATAATGTATGTCATTTTTTAGACCTGATTGCTCCCCATGTCAACTGAAGAAGTCCTTGAATAGTTGATAATAGAGGAAATGGTCT